GAATCCGCTATCCTTGACAAAATAGGAAAAAAAGATATAACATTCACTCCTAATGGTACCTCATCTAGAGTATGCCATTTAACCTACGAGGAGATTGTACATGGAGAACAATCACATCAAGGATCTTTACCAGACAAAAAGATCGCTTGAGTTAGAGTGGGAGCAGGATCATATTAATTATGGTAAATATACCATTAATATGGTTAGGATTGATGAAGAGATTAGAAAAGTTATCAGTCATATTAAAGTGGCTGAAGCTAGAGAAGCTTTACTTCAATCAAAAATAGAGGATGCTGCTCCTGAATTTTCAATAGCTGGTTAAATAAACCAAGCTATATATCACTGGAATACATTTTCCTTATAAGGACACCTTGCGCTTCAGTTAAAATTAGTCTATAAATAACTCACTATATATAAACTTTTGATACAGACGCATATAGTCGACGGCCTAGAGACTGTATCAATTTAACTAGGAGGATATATCATGGCAAACACAACTTTTTCAGGACCAGTCATTTCAGACAATGGCTTTCAAGTATCAGCAAGTGGAGGTGGAGTTACTTTACCTTCATATCTTTTAGCTGGATTACCTACAGCAACTGCTGGATTGGTAATTTATGTTTCTGATGCAAATTCAAGTGTTGGAACTATTGCTTTCGGTAATGGTACAAACTTTATTGATATCAAAACTGGCTTAACAGTAGCATAGTAAAAATTTAGAGCTCCTTCGGGAGCTCTTAACAATTAGGAGATTTAAAATATGAAATCAGATGTAAAAGCGGTAAGAGTTACAGGAACCGGATCTGTATTTGCAGGTAGAACAAGATTAAGAGGAATTATTCTTTCTAATGCTACTGCAGGCGCTGGAACTATAACTTTACAAGATGGAGACTCTGTCACACAATTTGTTGGAGATTGTCCAGCAGGAGATGTTTTTGCTTTCAATATTCCAGAAGATGGAATTTTGTTTAAAGATGGAATGACAGTTTCTGCGTTTTCAGGTTTAACAGCGGCTACTATATTATTAGATAAGTAGGAGGTTAGATGGCTAACACTACTTCAGGTACAACCACTTTTGAAAAAGGTTTTTCTATTGCAGATATAGTAGAAGAAGCTTATGAAAGAATTGGTATTCAAGGAGTATCTGGCTACCAATTAAAAGGTGCTAGACGTTCTTTAAATATCATGTTTCAAGAATGGGCCAATCGTGGATTACACTATTGGGAAGTTGCAAATAATTCAATTACATTAGTACAAGGTCAATCTACTTATACTATGTATCGTTCTACAGCAGATGGAACTTCTAGTGCAACAGCTGTGTATGGAGTAGATGATATTTTAGAAGCATCTTATAGAAATTCTTCTAGTGTTGACTATCCATTAAATAAAATTAACAGATCTACCTATCAATCTTATTCAAACAAAACTGCACAAGGAACACCTACAGATTATTTTGTACAAAGATTTATTGATAAAATAACTATCACCTTGTACCTCGTTCCTGGTGCCTCGGAAGCTGGAAACACGATCAATTATTACTATGCAAAACGAATTCAAGACGCTGGGGATTATACTAATGATGCAGATGTACCATATCGATTTGTACCATGTATGTTAGCTGGACTTGCATATTATTTATCTATTAAATTTGCACCAGAGAGAATCCAAAATTTAAAATTATTATATGAAGATGAATTAGCAAGAGCATTAAAAGAAGATGGGTCGTCTTCTAGTTCATTTATAACTCCACAAACGTATTATCCAAATGTCTAATTTATCTAAAGGAAAATATGCTATGTTTATTTCAGACCGAAGTGGTATGGCATTTCCTTATACAGAAATGGTAACAGAATGGAATGGAGCCAAAGTTCATGTATCTGAATATGAAGCTAAACAACCACAATTAAATCCAACTCCTTTTCCAGGTGACGCACAAGGTTTACCACAAGCAAGACCAGACCGTGTAGAACCAGCTACTCCTAATTTATTACCAAGCAATCCATTTACTATTACTTCTGGATCTCAAACTATTATGGTAACAGAACCATCTCATGGTAGAACTACTGGAGATATTGTTTGTTTTAGAAATGTAGACGGAAGTCCCGGTGGATTAAATTATTCATTATTTGAAAATGCTTCAGGATTTAGTATAACAGTAACCAGCACTAATAATTATACTTTTACATTAGGAACTAATCCTACGGTAACAGGAACATCAGGAGGAATGACGGTAACAGCAGGACCCGTTACATTAACACCATAATGGCATATACTTATTCTAATTTAAAAACTGATATTCGAAATTACACAGAAGTAGATAGTTCTGTATTAAGTGATTCTGTTTTAAATACTATTGTTAAAAATGCAGAAAATAAAATTTATAGAGAAGTGGATGTAGATGATGATCGTTTTTATGCTACTTCTAATTTAGCAACTGGTAGTAGATATGTAACTATACCATCTGATCTTCGAATTATTCGTTATGTTCAATTAACCGACTCTAATGGAGATCAAGTATATTTAGAAAAAAGAGATACTTCTTTTATGGCTGAGTATTATAATACACCTAGTACTCAATCAGGTCTTCCTAAGTATTATGCTAACTGGGATGCAAATTACTGGGTAGTAGCTCCTACTCCGGATAGCACTTATTTAATTACTTTAGCTTATGTCAAACAACCAGCTTCTATCACTACTTCTGACTCAGCAACTACTTATGTCAGCGATAAATATCAAGATTTACTTTTATATGCTTGTCTGGTAGAAGCATATGGATACTTGAAAGGTCCTGTAGATATGTTACAATATTATTCTCAGGCTTATGATAGAGCAATGGCTTCGTATTCTATTGAACAACAAGGTAGAAGACGCCGAGACGAATACCAAGATGGTGTTATTCGGACTCCAATTAAATCAGAATCACCATCTAAATTTTAAGGAGAAAACATAAATGGCAAATATAGTACCTGACTCTTTTAAAACAGACCTACTTGGTGGAGTGTTTGATTTTGATTCTGGTGGATCAACTTTCAAATTAGCACTGTACACATCACAAGGTGGTTTTAGTACTGCTACTACTGCTTATACAACTACTAACGAAGTTTCTTCGTCTGGTACAAACTATACTGCAGGTGGTAATACTTTAACTAACAATGGTGTAGCGATATCAAGTAACATTGCATATGTTGACTTTGCAGATTTGACTTTCTCATCTGTGACGTTATCAGCAACTGGGGCCCTGATTTATAAAGGCACTTCTAATGAAGCGGTATTGGTTTTAGATTTCGGCGGAACAAAAACAGCGACTAACGGAGATTTCGTTATTCAGTTTCCAACTGCTGATTCTTCTAATGCAATCATTAGACTTGGCGACGCATAATAGTTTATAAGGAGTAGAAATGGCTTTTGTACTTAACGATAGAGTTAAAGAAACTAGTACAACTACTGGAACAGGAAATTTTTCATTGGCTGGTGCCGAAACTGGTTTTGAAAGTTTTGTTTCGGGAGTAGGAAATAGTAATAATACTTACTATGCTATTTCCAATGATGGAACCAATGAATGGGAAGTTGGTATTGGTACAGTTACATCTGGATCTCCAGATACGTTATCAAGAGACACTATTATTTCTTCTTCTAATTCTGATGCGGCTGTTAATTTTTCAGCTGGTACTAAAACCGTATTTTGTACATTACCTGCAACCAGAACACCTTCTGCAGGAATGACAGCAACTACTTTCGTAGTAACCCATAGTCAAACTATTTCTGATAATCAAACATTAGATTCAGGAGTATTAGCAGGCCCAGTAAGTATTACTGGAACACAAATTGTAACAGGAACATTGGTAGTATTATAATGAGTCAATTAGAAGTAAATAAAGTCATACCACAATCAGGCACGACGTTAACTGTCGGTGAGTCAGGAGATACCATTACCATACCAAGTGGTGCTACTTTTGATGCATCTAATGCAACTACTACTTTACCTTCAACAGTTGTCACAACTACAGGGACACAGACTTTAACCAACAAAACCATTGATGCTTCACAGTTAGTAGATGCTTCAGTAAGTAATGCAAAACTAGCGAATTCATCTATTACATTAAATGGTAATGCAGTTTCATTAGGTGGTACAGCTTCTATTGCATCAGGTATGTTTCGAAACATCATCATCAATGGTGATATGAGTATTGCTCAAAGAGGAACTTCAAAAGCTAATGTTGGTTTTGAGTATGGAACAGTAGATAGATTTCAAACATTACAAGGTGGTTTAGGTCAATTTACACAAACACAAGATAGTGATGTACCAACTGGTCAAGGTTTTGCTAAATCATTAAAAATGGCTTGTACTACTGCTGATACTTCACCAGCTAGTGGTGATGAATTATATATTAGACAAATATTTGAAGGTCAAAATTTACAATATTTAAAAAAAGGAACTGCAAATGCACAAAGTTTAACAGTTTCATTTTGGGTTAAATCAAATAAAACTGGAACATATATTGTTGAATTATTTGATTTAGATAATTCAAGACATATTAATAAGTCTTATACAATTAATTCAGCAGATACTTGGGAACAAAAAACAATAACTTACGCTGGAGATACAACTGGAACTTTTGATAATGATAACGGAGCAAGTTTACATTTAGCTTTTATGTTAGGTTCAGGAAGTGATTTTAATTCAGGAACATTGCAAACTTCTTGGGGAACTAGCACACCAGCTAATAGACAAGTAGGTCAAGTCAATCTTGCAGATAGCACATCTAACTACATCAACATCACAGGAGTACAATTAGAAGCTGGAACAACTGCATCTGATTTTGAGTTCTTGCCTTATGATGTAAATGAAAACAGATGCCTAAGATATTTTGAAGAATTTACAGGTGCAAATACGCATGGTGGTTTATATAGTGGTTCAACTTATATTGGTCATCTTCAATACAAAGTAAGAAAGAGAACAAGACCAACTTTAAACAATGTTACTGGAAATGCCTACACATCAATAAGTAATTCTAGTGGTGGTGATAAAGGTGGAACTGACAATATGTATTTTAATGGTAATGCTAATATGTACATTGTTACTCTTTCAATAGATGCGGAGTTATAATTATGAATAAAGAAAATATTACAAGTGCAGAATATATTTATGACATACATGGTCATAAAGGAATGATTAAAGTTATTACAAATGACAATAGGTATTGGGTTCCTAACAATGCACCAGAAAACAAAGATTACCAAGTAATCCAAGAATGGATAGCAGATGGTGGAACAATAATAGATAACGGAGCATAGATGAGTGAAGTAAAAGTAAATAAAATAAGTCCGTATTCAGGAACCTCGTTCACTTTAGGGGATAGTGGAGATACCTTTTCTATTCCTGCAGGCGCAACGTTAACCGTTAATGGTACGATCACGAACAATGGAACAGCAACAGGATTTATTAATCTACCAACGATCACTTCTTTTACACCAACTACGATTACTAATGATCAAACCTTAATTACTTTTACAGGTACTAATTATGTTAGAAATCCTATCATCACTGCAATAGGATCGAATGGAATTATTGTTCAAGCAGACACCGTTAGTTTTACTAACTCTACTACCGTAGCTGCTAATTTTACTTTAACTGTAGATCAAACTTATTATTTAAGAATTGAAAATCCAGATGGAACAGCAGTACAAACTGCAACAGCAAGTTTAACGGTATCCGATGCACCAACCTGGAGTACCGCATCTGGATCTTTAGGAAGTGTTGCAGCAGGATCTGCTGGATCTTTTACCGTCACTGCTACTTCAGATAGTGCAGTAACTTATACAAAACCTACTGGTAGCTTTCCAGGTGGTTTTACGCTAAACTCTTCTACTGGAGAGATTTCAGGAACGGAATCAGGAGCAACTGCTGAAACAGTTTACTCGTTTACGATACGAGCAACCGATGCTGAATCTCAAGTTGCTGACAGAGCATTTAGTATTACAGTAACAGTAGGAATTAACAATGGAGTGCAATTTAACTAATGGCTAGTACATATTT